AAAATTCAGTCTGATGCTCAAAAGCAGATTGATTCAGCCAAAGCTGATGCTGCCCGTGCTGCTGCTGCTGTTGTCGGGATGCGTACAGAAACAGACAGGGTCCGCAAGCTCGCAGAGCAGTATACCGGACCTCAACCCGCTAGCGTACCAACCGGAAAGGTCGTATCTATGCTTGCCGACATGCTCGATGAAAGCAATGAGTATTATCAGCGAACAGCAGAAGAAGCTGACAGGTATTACAACGCTGGAATAGCATGCCAAAATCAATATCAATCTTTAATTAAGTGATATAATCAAAAAGCAGCTAGACCGGCCAGTCGAAAAGATGTACGTAGACATCCTGCTGCTACCAACTCTACGAGCCTACTACGAGGTTAATCTAAATGCTTACCCAAGATCAGTTAAAGTCAGTGATAACATACGACTCAAGCACAGGGCTTTTCTTTAGACAAAAAAACTCCGTTCAATGTTTGGCTGGTACGCTTAGCAAGAGCGGATATGTACAGATAGGGATATTTGGCAAAAGATACTATGCCCATAGGCTCGCCTGGCTTTATGAGTTTGGCGAGATGCCCGATTTCGACATAGATCACAAGAACGGAAATAAGCAAGACAATAGAATTGAAAACCTACGGATTGCCACCAGAAGCCAAAACATAATGAATGTAGGGATAAAATCCAATAATACCTCAGGAATTAAAGGCGTTTCATGGATTAAGAAAAGGGGGAAATGGCAAGCTCTGGTATGTATTAATGGGTTAAATCACCATTTAGGGCTATACGAAGACATAAGAAAGGCAGAGCGTGCAGTTGTAACCTTTAGGGAATCTATGATAGGTGAGTTTTGCAAGCACAAATAAAAGCCCCGACTGGGGCTTTGTTTTAACCTTCTCCGTAACCGATTAGCTTACGCATCTTTCGCCTCCACAATCCGCACTAGTTCCGCACTGACTTTACCATCGGCATAGTCGCCTAATTTATAATAATTGCTGCCGGTGCTGAGCAGCACAGGTTTAGCGTCAGGCAGAGTCATGTTACTGACCATGAATGCGATTGTGCTGCTATCAACCTTAAGCACTGCATCACCCTGCTGTGTGATGGACTCAAGAGAACCGGCCGTGGCGGTTACCACTGTAAAATCGGATGATAGCTGTGCTTTACTTAAGTCTACGAACGGCATTTATTTGCTCTCCAGTTCAATTGCTAAAAGAAAGATGATGCAACATGCACAGTGCGCCAGGTGATGATAGCCCGATTCTGGGTCATTGCGTTCACCTGACCACCACGCCGACAGATGGCGGTGCACTGCGTTGAAATAACGCTCACGCATATTATCAACCTTGCGCCAGTTATTCGGCGCGTACTTTTGAGCACCAAACTCCAGCACTGACAGGATTTCATTCAGCGCCGCTACTGGCAACAGGCTCATACGCAGCTTGCCGCCGTCAAACTTATCTCCGCTCATTCAATATCTCCGCTAATGCTTATAACCTGAATATCAATCTGAGCAACACGATAATCAGCAGGATTTTCCAGCTGTAGAAGATGAGACCAAGCATCAAGACTGCAGTTAAAAACCCTGAAGCTATGACCGTAAGTCTCACCACCAAGTACAGGAATGTTTTTGTTCTTCTCCAGCACCACAAATTTAAGCATCACTCACCTCTCAAAGTTACTTTATTGTCACCATCCACGTCGAAATTGGCGCGGATGAAATCGTACATCTCCTCTCGCGTCCACTGCTTCATCGCTACATAGCATGCCGCATACTGGCGCACACCACGCAGCGTAATGGGCTGGCGTTCCGTTACAATCTTTGTCAGCGCATCAATCGGCTCACTTCTTTTCTTTCCCATTCTTCCCTCTCAAAATTAACTTGCGCTTATGGTGACGTAGATATAGTATCAAGTCAAGCGATGGAGTAGATTGTATCACAAAGAGGAGTAGAATGTGGAAAGCAACCTGGAAGATATAAAGCACAAGGCTGTCATGTATTCGCTGCAATGCCTCAATAAGCTAGGCGCTGACGAGGATATGATTGCAAATGTTCAGCAAAGCATTACAGCATGGGTGGAGGCAGCATATCGTGACGGCCAACATAGTTCATTTGAAGCGTTCGATAAGAAAATTGACCAGTGTTACGAAGGTTTTGGCAAGATTCTTCGTGGTGAAGGAAATTCAGTTTTGTGATGAGGATAACTACCTCATCAGCGAAAAAATCGCCATCCAATATTACGGGAGGATGAGCATATGTCAGTACAAGCAGAACGAAATAATGATGAAATCGAAGAGCAGGCGCTGATTGAGAAATTAGACCTGCTGGACCGTGAGCGCAACATAGTGCAGCAGCGACTGCGCGAGGTGCGCAATCGCATTGGTCGCAATAAGCAAAGCATCGTCTCATGGCCTGGCGCACATCCGCGTCTTGAGAATGTTTATTATAAATATCGAGAGGCAACTAAATGAATTACTCAGAACTGAGTGACTATCAAATCAACAATCTTGTTCATAATATTATTGTATGCGGTGGGAAATACACTTTGGTTTTTTCTGGTGAGCACGATATCCAGTGGATTGATAAGTCAGATGGCTTAGTAGTTAAAACCGGCAAACAAAGCTACGGTAATCAGCTCAAAAACTACTGCAACTCATGGGCTGATGCCGGGCCGATCATTACCGAGAACCAGATAAGTATTATTTTCGATGCTGACCCGGTTATTGAACCTCCAGCTCATTGGGTAATGTGTCGCCACGTGAGCGACAAAGGCGATATTACTGAGCATTATGGCATGCCAGACAGCCCACTCCGTGCCGCGATGATTGTATTCCTGATGATGCAGGAGAAAAAATAATGGCACAACTAACACTCGAAAAAGCAAAAGACTTACTGAAGAAGCTCCAATATGCCAAGGCACAAATGGGCCAATTGTCGCTAAATGATGAGATGTATAAGCAGGCGCTGGAGAAGTTGATTCCGATGTGGGATGCAGAGCAGCCGGTTAAACCAAAGAGAGGGGGAGGGTTTTAGGATGAATGTGTTTGATTACATTGATAGCCCTGATGGGGCCGTCAAAAAAGGCTATCAGCCATGCTATCTCACTAAAGTTAGCGCTGTTGTTAGCAGGTCGATTTCACGAAAGGTGTGGAATAAGCACATGCCAAAAATCAGTCTCGATGATTCGGTTAAGGAGTTTACTTTTGCTTTGTTAGTTACGTTTTGGATGATTATTGTGGCTTTAAGCATTCCTGTCACATGCTGGATTATCGCGCTTTCAATGCCCGGGAGGACTCATGCGCCAACTAACCGCCAGTGAAGCAAGCAACGATGAGATGGAGCGGCAGGCATTTCATCTTTGGGCCATAAATCAGTGTGAATACGATGTGAGCTTCAGCGATGAAACTAAACGCACTTACCGAAGCATGAAAACACGGAAAGCGCTCAAGGTTTGGCTGGCAGCATTGAAAAGCAAGCAGGGGGAAGTATGAACGATAGTGGGCCTAAATTTCCTGAGCTACCCATCGAGGTTCAGGTCGCGTTAATCAACGCCGCTTCGAGTCTTGCTTCAGCAAAGATTGCTGGAATTTCAGTCAGAAATGATTACAACTCTAAGCACGACTTCTTCAAAATAGAGTATGAGCGCATTTGTGACGCGCTATACAAAGAGAACAGGGGGAGGTTATGAGCAACGTCATCCCACTGCGACCTGAGGGTAACATTTATGATTAACCTATTTATAGCAACAGCAGCATACAGCGCAGTTCGCGCAGCAGTAGCTACAGACCTCCAGCATCTGCTGGTTTACGTAGCAATAGCTGTGATGTGTATGCTGCTGATCGTGTTCGGGCATGAAGTCCATGGCCTGGACGATTAAGATAAATCTCCTTCCCATAACTCAAATAATAGTCCAGGCTTTCATGATAAAATTCAGTCTGATGCTCAAAAGCAGATTGATTCAGCCAAAGCTGATGCTGCCCGTGCTGCTGCTGCTG